TTATCTCCTGTTTCTCCCACCACCTCTGGTGAGCATTGGCATTGCTTGCACACTATCTAGTGCTGCTTGTATGTTAGTAAAATCAAAAGGTGTGTAACCTTTTACTGGTTGTGGCATAGGTGCTGGCATTGCTGGTGGTGTTGCAAACTCATACCCTTCTGGATCAAGATCAAACATGGCCATCTCACCATCTGTCATTGGTAATCCAGAGCCAAATACAGGTGGAGTAAATTGACCTAGACCTAAAGCGCGAACTTGAGCCGCAGCCATTTCTTCTTCAGGTGTAATTAACAAACCGCCCTCTGGTGGTGTTGCTAATCTATAATTAAGCTCATCTATATAAGGAATACCAGTAGGTGATGGTAAGTCTCTAGGATCAGGCACTCTACCATTCATTGCGGGTGGAGCGCGCCTAAACATTGGCTCTTCGGCTATTGGTTGCATGGGTGGGGGTGGTGCTACTGGTGGTGCTACTGCACTTGGCACTCCACCTTCCATTGTATAACCCATTGGAAATTCTTCTGAATAACCTACGCCTGGTGCAATCATACTAGGTACGTTTTCGCCACCCGCTACCGACATAGCGTATTCTAATCCTGATGTAAAAAGTGGGTCTACAATTCTTTGTGCCATGCTGTTTCCTTCTACCTTGAAATTAATCTATCTATTTTTAATTCTAAATTATCTAATCTTTTGAATAATCGTTCCATATCTTCTAGTAAGTCTATCTTAGTTACATAATTTGTTGGTAACTCTTCTCTAGTTTTGTTTAATAAAATATCAATTCTTTTTAATTCTGTAGCATTAGCTCTAATGCTGTAAATTAAAGGTGCATATATTAATGTTAAAACAACATTCCATAGAAAAAAAGGATTTACGTCCATGCTTTACCCTCAAATAGTAATGCTTCTGCATTTCTTCTTTTAGTTAATCCTTCTAAAACTTTACCGCCCGCTTTATTCCATCTTTGTATTTGCTCTGGAACGTCAGCGTACTGTTCTTTATTTAATACTTTTAACATCGTAGATGACTTTAAATTACTTGGGCCTAAATTATAAACCCATGATACCAGAGAATCGAATTGATTTTGAGTTAATGCAACAGTTACAGCATCATTGATATAACCTTCATATTCATGCAGTTCTTCATTAAGCCACGCTTCCGCTTGCGCTTGTGTGCAAGAGTCACCCATCTTGACATCTTTAATTCTGCCATAGGCAATCGTAGGTACACCTACTGCATCTTCGTAGGCTTCAAGTCTGCAACCTTCAAAATGTTTAATTAAATCAATACCTTCTTTAGATATATTCATTCGTCTTTGTTTCCAGTGTTACTCGCACCAAAGTAAAACGAAATAATAGCACTTGCTAATCCACCAAGATATCCTAGAACTAAGTTTATGAGAGCCTCACTGTTCTGCTCTGGAGGCTGGAGCGTGATTAAAAAGATATATCCCATAAAACCACCCACTACAGTTACGCCTATAACTCTGGATGTCCAATCTTTAGAAAACCTGTTTCTTGCATCTTGGATATCTTTAGTTTCTAGTGCATATAGATCAACTTCTAACTCTTTCATTTTTATTTCAAAGTCAGTATCTAGTTTTTTTAATTCAGCTAATTGTTCTGGAGTTGCCGCTTGTACTGCTTGCTCTATCTTTTTTGGAGTAGGCTCACAACCTAATGCTTCTGCGACAATATTGGCTGCCATATTACCCATAGGCCCACCCAATGCTGTGCCGATAGATGGCGCTACTGCGCCAATAATATTTTTAATAAACTTAAATTTCATTATACACCAACTTTTTTCATTGCTATTTTATGTGATTCACCAAAAGTAGAGCCTTTATTCATTGCAGTTACCATGTTTTTAAGATGTTTAGCTGTGTGGTGCTGTGAATGTCTTGTCATGGCATTTTGTTGCCTGGTATTTAAAGAAGAAACATTAACTCCTTTAATTTTTTTGGTTTTATTTTTAGTTTTCATCTTTTAATAGCCGTAAGGTTTTTTTGTTTTTTTAGATGACTTTTTCTTTCTTTTGTTAGGCATTTTTAGTTTTCCTTTTCTTTTTCTTTTTAAATCCAGCTTTCATGTCAGCGTAGGCTTTATCAGAAATAGTTGATTTTTTCTTGGGTCTGCTTGTGCCAGCCTTTCTTCTTTTATTTATATTTCTGTATAACGACATAGTATTTCCTTACCAGTTTTTGCAAGACCAGTATCTTGCAGTTAATTTATTAGGGGGGTTGGTGTCACATTTATGCCTAGCTCTAAATGACTTACGTCTTTTTGGTTGATCTTTTTTAATCGTCATCTTAGGATCACCAAAACGAATTAATCTTACCTTGTCTTTATCTTTAGCTAACACCGCAAACTTTTTATTTTTTTTTGGTGTTCTTTTAGGTGTGTTATACCCACTAAATCTTTCACCTCGATAAGTTATTGCCATACTTAATTAATCCTATTTTCTTCTACATGTATCAATTCTGAGTTTTGATTTATCCTACCAATAAACATAAACATCATTTTATTTATTGCTTCTTGTTCTGAAGTGGCTGGTATATCACTACCAATAAATACTTCATCACCCTCACCAATTTCTATCGTATAAATTTTAGTTGGTTTGTCCACCGTTAGTAAATAATCCTTGTGATTGTGTTTTAGCTATCTGGCGTAGCGTTTCTCGATCACGTTCCATAAGTGCATTAATTTCTGCTACGTTGACTTGCGCGCCATACTTGGCATTGAGTTCAGCCGCTTTCAAACGAATATTAGCTTCTGCTTTATCGCGGTCTCTATCGTCATCCATGATTATTTTCATTCTATCTGTTTCAGCATCAATCATCGCTTTTTGCGCTTGCACCTGTGCTTTCTGCATTTCAGCCTGTGCTAACATCTCTGCTGCATCTGGTTGTTGCTGTTCTGGTTGCGGAGGCATTGGTGGTACTTGCGTATTAATAAACGCTTGTGCATCTTTAAAGCCAGCCATTTCAATGATTTTGGTTAATGTGTTCGAGTATTGCTGTAAGCTAACTAATGGATTGTTTACACCCATGATCTGTAAGATTTGCTCTTGCTTGCCCGCCATTTGTGCGAGTAATGCTGATTTTTCTTCATCACTAGACTTACTGATTGCTACATTCACAACCATATCTTTATCAGCATCCCAATAACGTGGATCAACGGTAACAAATTGGTTGTTTAGACGATACATAGCTTGTGCATCTTGGTGTTTTATAACCAAACCATTGACCAATTTAAAGAGTTGTTGCATCCCACCTTCAGCAAAATGTCGGCAAATTAGCTCGATTCTGCCTTGCGCACCACTCATAGTCGCTGCTACTGCCGATTTAGTGCTAGATTGTAGTGCATCAGCGTTTAAACCAGCACTTGCTTTAGAAACACCAGTGCGGTTTTCTTTAGATTCATCTAAATAACCTAATACTGGAAACGCTTCTTTACCGACAAATGGCACTGAGAATGGTTGTACCATGCCTGGCGCTCTCATTCTTATAGGTTGTCCAATATCTGTATTCAGTACGTCATCAATATTGACCTGTCCTTCTACTACTCCCATTCTTGGGAATATTGAGTGACCTAATGAATCCAATGTATCACGCATAATTTGTGATTTAGCGGCTTGAATAGGTTTAACGTAATCTGCGGGGCAACTGCCAATTGCCGTATGTGGTTCAGGATCAGGGCAGAACATCGCAATCGGTAGATCATCCCATGCTTCGCAATTAATAATATTTGCACCATTACCTACAGTACATACTCTGACGCGCTCATCTATACCATCGTCATCTAAATCATAAAAACAGTAATGCTCAACGTATAACACTTCTTTACTGTGTTCACTGTCTGCACCACCAGGGTACATATTACTGCCAATAGGCTCTCTAGCTTCGCGCTCTGTATAGGTGTCGGCATCAAATGATGAACCTGAACCCGCATACTCTTCTATTTCGTCACGGTCATAACCCATAGCAACCAAGTCAGAAACGGTTTTTACCATGCGGTGTGCAACGTAAGGTGATTCTGCAAAACTTCTAGCATTTCTAGAGATTAATACTTCTTCGGGGGGTACAGCTTCGATACACACTTGATCTTTACGTTTGACTCTACGGATGGTGAGGTCATAACTAGCGGGTGATTCTTGGACAATCTCTGCACCTGTTTCTGGGTTCATCATGGTGATAGATTCCATCTTAATACTTTCATCGACCACTTCTACATCAGGATCAAGGATTAGT